ACTTTCCATCAAGTCCATTTATTCCATCGCGACCATCAAGACCATCTTTCCCATCTCTACCAATTAGAGAATTAAGAAAGTCTTGTTCATCACCTTCATTAGAAGCTTCTTTCCAAATATCAAATGCAGATAAACCAGTTTTACCGAGTTTCCCCCTTTGCCCCTTTAGACCCCTAGGCCCACGCAAAGATTTTTTATCTTCATCAGATAGTTGTGAGAATTTTAATTTGATCGAATCTTTTTCTTCATCACTTAAATCTTTAAATCTAAGAACAAATTGATCCTTAACTTCTTCAAAATAATTTACAAGGATATCAGAAATTTCTTTTTTATTTTCATCAAACTCAAAAGATTTCCCACGTTGACCACGTAATCCTCTAGGCCCTCTCTCACCAGGTTTTCCATCAAGACCGTCTTTCCCATCTTTAGAAATACCATCTTTTCCATCTCTACCATCAGCCCCCTTAAGGGACTCAATTTCCTCTTCACTAAGATCAGAAAACTTAAGCTTGAAATTATCTGAGAGTGAGTCTACATATGAATTTAGTATTAATGTGATATCGTCTTTATGTTCATCAAAATTAAAATTCTTACCAGCACGACCTCTTTGACCTCTACTACCCTTTATTGCAGTGAAATCTTCGCTAGATAAATCTGTAATTTTTAACTTGAGTGAATCGATATCCTTTTTAGATAGATCCGAGAATTTTAATTTGAATTGTTCTTTATTGGTATTTAGAAAGTCGTTTATCTCATTAAGGATATCTTCTTTATGATCTTCAAAATTAAATGCCAAACCTTTAGGCCCACGTAACCCCCTAGGGCCACGAACGCTATCTGGCATTTCAGATATACGACTTCTAATGATAGAATCACATATCGCAATTAAAACATCTTTTTTCACTAAATACCTACTGCGTACTAACGAGTTTGGTTATTCAGATAATTTGTTACAGCTTTATCTAAATCTTTTTCTTCTTTATCTTTTTCCTTAACTTCTGGTTTTGCAATTTGCGACTCAATTACTTCATCTACCTTATCAGCAGGAGTGTAGTTGTTAGTAGCAATATAATAGCGATCACCATCTTCATAAGGAGCGTAACCTTCTTTAAGTCTAACTTGGTTAGGAGTCATAGAACCAATTGACATCATTCTAGTGTAATACTGAGAACGTGTATCCATGTCACCTTTTGATAATTCAAATAAATCGAACTCGGTGTGAAGCGACATGTCGTTACCAATCAATTTAAAATCAGCTTCATTTTCTAGGTTTGCTGCCCATGAACCAATTGTGTCAGTTACTACTTCACTATTTGCTTGTTCGTTATTATTATATGTAGAGTGTTCCTGAGAGAATAATTTCTGTGGTGGAACACCTAAAAATCTTGAAATCTCTGGTATTCCAAACTTTCTTGTTTCAATAAATTGTAAAATATCTGGTTGAAAAGTTATAGGATTAAAGCTTGCACCTTCTTCAAGTACAGCAACAGATCCGACCTTTCGACCTGATGTGGCAGCTTGCCATGATTGTTTGATTCTTTCCGTGGCCTCTGCTGAAAGTTTACCTTCAAAGCTTAATATCCCTGATGGCATACCAGCATTGTTGTAAAGTGAACCAGCAAATTTATCTGCACCAACTGTAATAGATAGAGCATTTTTTGCGTACTCAACAACACCACGACCATTTAATCCATCCCATGTCATAAAATTTCTTAGGTGAAACATTTGTTCTGGTCTAAGGTATTTCTCACCATCTTCATCAGAAACAATGTAGACAAGAGAATTATCGTGCATCCTTTGGAGCGAAACACGACAATCTTCTATGGGCCATAATCCTAAGATTTTACCTGTGATCGGATTTATTTCTATCTCAAAATAACCGTTACCATTTACGATTGCTGATATCATAATGAACATCTTCAACATAAAGGCAGTATTTTCAGTATTAGGTTTTCTGTTTAAAATTCGGTTCAAGTCGTGATTAGTTTGAACCTCTTTATTAACATTTTTCACTTCCCATGGCAGTTTTGACATTTGAGTTGCAAGATAGATAACACCACGATTAAATGCTGCCACTGTCATTGCAGTTTCTTCATCAACACTCGAAGGAGATGAACCAAACCAATAGTTCACTCCTGCATCTACTTGAGATGGTGTTGTTTTTCTTTTATTCCAAAACTTAGGAAATGATACCATTTCTATTTCTCTTCGTTAAAAGATGGCTTAAAAACTTCTTCTTTAATTTCTTCTTTAACTTCTTTTTTAACTACAGGCTTAACAGCTTTAACTGGTTTTTTTGCAACATGTGATGCATCTGCCATTAAAGCTCCCATTGAAGTTAATTTCTTAGCTTCTACAGCAGAAAATTCTTTAACTTCACCAGCTTTGTGATCAAGAATATTAAATTTAAAATATAACTTAACTTTTTTAGACATATTAACTCCATAAAAAACAGGGGCGAATAAACGCCCCTATAATTAAAGATATAGGATTCCTATATAGATAGGTGATACCCTGGGATTACTTTTGTTTCTAATTCACAAACAACACCTAAGATTCTAGCCGCACCTGGAGCAGCAATTTCAAGTGATAAATGATCAAAACCATCTGTCATATCACAAGTATTAACTTCAACCATTAACAGGCCAGCATCAGTATCAAGGTCAGCTACAGCAATATCAGCAACACCAGAAGCGTCAACTAATTCTGCATCAGAACCATCAACTCTAACGATATGCTTAGTAGTAAGAACTACATCATTTGAGTTACCAGCAACAGCAGCATCATGTTCAATTACTTTAACAGAACAAGTTGTACCAGCACCAGCTTCTAAACGTACAAGAAATCTCATCTTGTAAGCATCTTTCATTGGTATTCTATCAGTTTCAGCAAGAGCATTTACAGAAGCAAACTCTAAGCCTTTAACTGTTGCGATTTTTTCACTAATCATCATTTCCATTTTATTTCTCCTAGATGAAGGCCCCCGAAGAGGCCATCAAAATATTAATTAAGCTCTTGCTTGTAAGTAAGTAAATCCTGAAAGCTTATATCCACCAAATTCAGTTTCTTGAGGCTTAGTGAATGGGCAAAGACCACCAACCCTAAAAGTAAATTTGAAAGAAGCTAAATCTTCATCCCACTTAGCATGAATAGACATTTGAGATTTTAATCCTTGTGTCTTAAGTGCAGCATAGTAGTAAGAGAAATCAACAAATGCCATATCTCCTGCACTTCCTAATGCTGGCATTGCACCCATCATTGGCATAACAGCTTTTCCCCATAGAGTTCCGTATGGAGCACCAGCAATTGAATTTCCTGGTAAATATACAGAAGGAGAATCAGCTGAAGAAGGATCTAACTTCATTCCAATTAATTGCTCTTCACAAGCTACGTTATAAAGGAATAAACCATTTTTCTTAGCTTTTGGAAGTGCATGTGTATAAAGTTTCTTTACGTTTTCAAATTCAATTGTTCCAGCAGTTTGACCAGATTCTTTAGCTACTTCAAAACCAAATCCACCTGAGTAAATACCCTGTGGCTTTTTAACACCGTTACCACTGATGATAGCGTTGTTGATTTTAGAAGTAATTACAGCAGGAACTTCACCTCTAATATAAGATTCAATTAAGTTAGAATCATCAAGCATTTCTTCTGTTACGTTAACGATAGCAGCGATTTTTTCTAGCTTGATATCAACTTCTTTTAAAGAAGATGCATCAGACTCATTAATCTTCTTACCTTCACCTACCCAATGAGCATCAACTGTTTCACCAGCACCATCCCAAGGAGCAGTTTCATTAACCATTAAAGAAACTCTGTTCCCCTTCGTGTTAAATTGACGACATCTTGAAAGTAAACTCTCATCAGACTCTACAGATGATTGAATTTCAGTAATGATAGTTGAAGGAATTAAGAATCCACCTTCAGCACCAGATTTTTCAGAATGAACAGCTTTTAATCTTTGATCAAGCTCTCCACCTTGAGATGCGTTTTTTACACCTTGAAAAAATTCACCGATGTTTTTAAATCCACCGTTTCCATTTTCCATTCTTCTGTCGTTACCAACTTTTACGTTTGCAACAGGTGCAGCAGTTCTAGTTGTTGCTGTAGCAGCAGTGTTAAGAACGCTATCCATAGACTCTTTTGTTTTAATTTGAGCTTGGATTGTGTTGTACTCTTCTGTTTGAGTGTTAACTAATTCAATTTGATCATTAGTTAAAGTCTCAAGGTTCTTCATTTCTGTTAAACTCGCTACGATTTCCGCTAGACGAGCTTTCATTTGTTCCATGTTCATAGATACTCCTTCCTAAAACATTGGTTATAAAAATTAAACATGAGGTCGCTACGTCTATTTACGAGCTAATTAACCCTCAAGATTGTCTAAAAAATTTCCAATCACTTCTTTGTGATTTTGTTTGGCCTTCTCGTAATTGGTAACAATATCGCTTTTATTTTTAATCCAAAAAGCTCTATCCATACACGCTGCCATATTAACGTAAGAATCTTCTTCCATCATTGCAGTTGCGAAACCAAATTCTACCGATTGTGCCGAATCGAAATATGTGTCTTTTGAAATGTAATTTTTCAATTCTGTTCTATCCAACTTTGTTCTTTTTTGATAAATAGTCAAAAGTTGTTCTTCTACATCATCTAACCTATCGATCACTTCCATCATTGCAGATGAATTTCCCCATGCCATCGTCATAGGCCTATGAATCATAAACATTGCACCTTCGCCCATATGAACTTCTTCACCAGCAAGAGCGATAATAGAAGCGATTGAAGCTGCCAAACCATCAACATATACGATGATTTTTTTGTTAGAATTTCTTAAAAGATTATATATAGAGATACCTTCAAATACATCACCACCAGGCGAATTAATTCTTAGGTTAATAGTGTTAACCGTTTCAGGTAAGTCTTTAAGTGCATCCAGAACAGATTTTGCAGTAATTGCATCATCCCAATAACCACCAATTTCACCATAAATCGCAATTTCAGCTTGAGTTTGAGATAAATTTTTGATACTTAATTTTTTATCGTTGGATTTCATTGTCAGTAATTTTGCCATGAATTTAGCTCCTTACCATTAATAGTAAAGAACTAAACTTAAAATGCCAAATTAAAAACTTATGATGCCTCTTTCCTCATAAATCGATTCTGTGTCGCCCTGTTCCGAAATCCATCCAGCAACTCCCATTATAGCAGCAATAATCGGATCAATCTTCAAAGATTCATGTTCTTTTCGTGGAAATACGTTATCGGCAGCATCATATTTACAAACAACATTACCAAGTGACCATTTTATCATTTCACCAGAGTTGTGAGAAATATTATTGCCAATTATCAATGCCTGAAGTTTTTTAGTTGGTTCCGAGAAGTTGGCAACATTCATCCTGAACTCAACCATATTTAATCCCTCTTGCAATAACCGAGTAGACATCTCAACTGCATTCCAAGGATCAAAAAAAACTGAATTAAACTTATATTTCTTAGAATCTTCGATCAACATCTCTTCAATTTTGGGAATATTTACAACTTCACCTGGAGTTGAAATTAAATCACCTTCTTCAACATAAGCAAGATAGTTTCTATTTTTTATATTCTTAATTCTGGCATCTGGAATAAAACTTTTCCAAAAAGGGTAATAATGATTATCTTTTCTAAAAACGTAACAAACTGATGTAATATCGATTTTCGAGGCCAAATCAATCCCTACATAGCAAGGATATCCAGCAAAATCTTCCATCTTTAGGCTTGTATTTCTCAATTCCATCCATTTTTTCGGATTAAAAAACTGATGAAGAGAATCGAGATACATATTACAATGCTTAATGAAAAAGTTTGCACTATCTTCTGGATTGGCCTTAGCTTTTTTTGCTTTTGCTGCAAAGTTATCTGGATCTACCGAATGGCCGTAACAAGGATTAGCTTTTATCCAATTACTAGGTTCATACTTATCATCATCATCTTCTAAGCAAAAAACCATTGAAAAGAAAGTTTCATCATCTAATTCACCTAGAGCAACTTTTTGTGCATATTTTCTTTGGGAGTAACCAACACCATCATTTGCATAACCAGCAGTTGTAATCGAAAGAAGAAGTGAATCTCTACGTTTAGACATACCAGAATCTAAAACTTCAAAAGTTTTTCTTTGCATTGCATGTAATTCATCGGTAACTACCAGTAAACCAATTTTACCATCAAGTGATTGAGCTTGTGCAGAAATTGCATTTATAAATGAGTTAGACTTTTCGTGCTTCACCTCATGCGCCCTAACATCAACACCAAAGCGTTTTAAAAACTTTTCGTTTTTTTTCGCCATAATGCGAGAACCCTCAAGAACTTCCTTTGCCTGATCCCTAGAAGTTGCAGCACAATAGATACGGTTACTCACTGGATTATCACAACATAAATCAAACAAGGCGGCTTGTGATGCCATTGCCGAATTATGTGTAGGAATACAGTCTCTAGTTATAAGGTATGAGTTATCAGGCGAGTCAACCATGATACATTTCATTGGTACTTTTTTATGAGGCTTGATGTCTGTTATGTAGAAATAATCTTGCTGAGTAAACCCAGATTTAGTTCTAACCTGTCTATCTTTCTTTCTTTTAAGATGGAAGAAGTCTACATCTACTCTTGGTGTAAAAGAAACTCGATAGTAAAATTCATTATCAGAGTGAAAGTTTGAATTAATTCTCGCTTTAACAATTCCATTCTTAAAACCAAGCGAGGATATTAAATAGGAAAAATCATCTGCCAATTCTTTTTTTACTGTGGAAAATTCGATGTTACCCTTATTACTATAAGTGGCGATGCTTCCATCACTATCGAGAAGTCCTCTTGCTAACTCAAGTCGATCTTCATAATTGGCCGTTAAATAGTTAGTTGGGATGTGCTTATCGTTAAGAACACCAATTTCTCTGAGCTTTACTAATTGCCCATATGCCGTAAAAACACACCCATTGCCATTAGCAGACTTAATTTTAGAGGATGAAATTCCTTTTTGCTTTAAAATACTCACCAACTCTATAGCATCTTTAATATCGCAAGAAACTCTTCCATCTCTTTTATTACCGTTACCTATCCAGTACCCAAGGTAATATGGATTAACAATAAGGTTTTCGCTTTTCCCATCTATAGGTTTAGATTTTTTTACACCGTAATTACTCTCTTTCCCCTTCCTTACCTTTACGCTATCAACCATTTCACTAGTCTTTAATATTTTCTCGACATCGGGCATATGGTTATTTTTTCGTTTATTATAAGACAGTCGTTCACGGCCATTCTTATCATCAACAAACCAAAGGTGATCTGCACTCGCTACAACTTTTTTATTTTTATCAAAAGTTATTTCATACGCATCTGGATAATGTATTGGAGTTTCACCAATAATTTCACACACGTTTCCATACCTATCGTAAACCTGATCACCAACTGTTAATTCACCTAAAAGCCTGATACCATTTGGAGTGGGAACCTCTAAACATAGTCTATTAGCTTTGCCGTTACCCCTGGCCACATCAACATGCGCAGTTCTAAACCTAACATGCTTCGTTTTGTGAGAATAAAAACCTTTGATATTCATCCAAATAAAACACTGCCACGGCAGATATACAATGTTTGGAGTATCCCAATGCCCTACAGGATGGTGAAACTTTTGAACAATTCGCAAAAACCTTTCAGCTTTATCTTCATTAAACCAAAAAGGGCATTTAGAATCTTCTTCAATCCTAATAAGGTCACGTTGGTATCTAAGACAAGCTCCGACCACATACTGATTAGCTTTAACTTTTCCAGATATAATGTCGTTAGAGTATTCATGCCCCTTATGACAATAAGGATGAGTTTCTATATTAAAAGGATTTTGCATTTACAACATTTCCTCTTCAAAGCAACAAACAACCGTACACATAGTTGCATAGTTATCTGAGTTTATTTTCTGAGAATATCTAGGCGACCAAACATCAGTGAAATATTTCCTACAGGTTCCTTCATTAAACTCCTGTGCCATTGCCTGAAGGTCACAGATCACTTCAATGCATTCATGCTTAGTTAAAGGAGTGTTTCTTTCTGGATGATGGTTTTCAACTTGATAATGGTTTTTTACGGCTAAATCAACCTTTTCTTTCGTATCTTCATCAGGATAATCATATTCTTTATTGCCTAGTTTTTTTCTCTGCCTGTAATATTCGGTTAATTCAATATATGCATCGTACTGAGCCTCAGAAAACTTAGAGCGATCATGTACCATTACTTTATACATCATTAGTCTAATATCTTTTTCACTTAGCAAAAGTCGATCAGCATGGTTTGTTAAAATATATGCCATGTTAGACTGAACTCTGTGGATATGTTTTAATGTTCTTTTAATGTATCGTTTAGTTTTTGGATTCATTAGCTACCCCTATGAGCACTATGGTTAAAAACCAATATAAAAAATACTAACGCTATCCATGCAACATAAAACATTATGACTTCCTTTTTGTTATATAATTGATACCTTCTTTTTCGGTAGCACTTGAACTTAAAATTCTAATTTCTTTGGGAGCTTCTATATATAGAACAGCAGAATTATATGACTTGCTTTTGCTAAAACGGATCTCTATCAACTTCCCTGTCTCAGTGATAATTGTCATTGGAGCTTCTGCACCTTCCTTGACTGTTAGAGCTAATGCCATTTCTAATTCCTTTTATTAACCAACTTACTTATGTAATCCTTTAAGCTTTTTATTTTTTTTGATTCTACTCTTGTGTTCCACCTAGTAATTACACAAGCATCTTTTTCTTCTAGCTTTATAAAACCAAGATTGCACTCTTCACTTGTGCAGAAAATCGATTCAGCTATGTTTTCTTTAGAGTGCCTTGCCTCACCACCGCAAAACGGACATGGCTTAAGGTTCATTGCTTTCTTCCAGGTAGGCATCGAAGCAAAAGTTTATTTGTCTCAGTCCTTCATCATAAACACACTCGGTTACGAACTCTTCACATGATGAATCTGGATAAATAAGAGTGCTACAAATATCTGTAACCTCTAATTGAACTAATAGCATAAAAGATAATCCTGTAATCATTTTTTCATTCCCTTGAATCGTAATTCATTTATTTTTTCTTCAAATGCCATTTGCGTAAACTCTCTGCCTATTCTGCGTTTTGCAGTAGGAGTTAAAAAGTCTTGTTCACCATTTATATATATATCTACACGATGAAAGCTGGCCTTAAGCATTTTTGATATGGCCTGAACAGACATTCCCCTTCTCATAAAGTATTGAAGCATCAGTTTTAAATCCTCATCTTCGTAATGTGGTAATTGCCGACTCATTAGAATCCGTTATCTTTAAAGTCTATTATCAGCAACAATGCAAAAGTTATTACCAGAAAAAAGACTAGAAGCTTTATGCATACCATTCCACTTTCCAAGATCCAAGATACTGATGTTTTTTGATGAACGCACACTCTTCTTCAAAATCTAAAAATGGGATAAGAAAAGCACCACCTGTAAAATAGTTAGGGCCTTCATCTGGAGTTATTATGTGAAGCTTAATCTCAGATGTTTCTAGGCACATGAAAGCACTTTCGTATTTATATTTTTTCATGGTTACTTATTCTCTCTTTTGCAATTTCAAAGTATTTTAAATCTTGTTCGATTCCTATAAATTTTCTACCTAAGTTTTTACAAGCTACTCCAGTGCTGCCTGAGCCCATGAACATATCGAGTATTGTGTCGCCTTCGTTTGTACTGTTTTCAATTAAGTGAGAAAGTAAATCCACAGGCTTCTCTGTAGGGTGTACCTTGTTTCCTATTTTATTTTTATAGTCCAACAAGTTACTGCATCCCATGTTGTTAATACCTCTGCATCCGTTATTGCCTAGCATTAGAATAAACTCGACCTGTTGCATATAGCTCCTGTTTGGAGTTTTGTTTGACTTGTTCCAAACTAATATATTTTTATAGGAAAAATGCTTTAGAGACTCAGTTAATAAATTATTTAAGTTGCGACCATTACAAAAAATTAATATATGAGTTTTATCTTTTGCAATTCTTTTTAACTCAGGGACCCATTCATTAAAGTTAATATTATTATATTTAAAAATTTTTCCAGACTTTAACTCTTTGTCATATTCGCTAAATATTCCACCTTTTGGAGTGTTTTTTCCTACCCTTCCTCCAGCCACTAATTTATATGGCGGATCAGTCAAAACCATATCTATAGAATTATCAGGTATAGTTTTCATTAATTCTAGGCAATCGCCATTTAATAGTTTCATGGTTAATCCCACTCATCTTTTACTTCAGGTTTTTCTTTCATCTTCTTGTCTTCTTTAAGAAGTAGACCTAAAAGTTTAGAGTATTGTCGAATTTCCATAAGAACTTTATCTCGAACAGGCAGAAGTGGATTCAACTTAGTTAAGTCTCCATTTCTTCCTTCAGTAGTTTTGTATGTGTATCCTTCAGCTTTTATCTCTTCAGATATATTGTGATATTCAGAATACAGATCACACAAAATTGCAAGTTGTTGAAGATGTCCGTTTTTGAAATTATCTCTTTCTACTACATCAGCAAGATTTAATTCCCAATGGAAGGTAAAAATTTTGTTGCCTGGGTTTGGATTTTTTATTTTTTTCATAAAAGTATCGTTACAAAAAAAATGCACAATGCAAAGAATTTTTTTATGGAAACCATAATTGGCATTTGTCAAGAATTTTAAAAGGTTAAATGAGTTTAGACATGGGCTTTAAGTTGCTGAAATCAGGTTATGCAAAAATGTGTGGAACCGCGCGATCTATACCCTTTGGCATGGTATGTGCATATGCCCCCTACTCCAAGTTGTTGTATTTACTAGAGCTTAATAAATACACAAGCTTATATGTACCTAGAATCATTACCTTTTGTGCGATATTAACAACTTAGGGATATATATTGGCATGGTCAATGCATTCAATATATCATGCCATAATATCTTGGTTTGAATCGTGCATTATAATATTCATACCATCATTACAACTTGTCCAGTAAAAAAAGTATATCCTTATATAGATATTTTTTTCCTGACTTTATAGGGCGTGCCATAGCGTCTTATGTAGCGTCTTATTAGAACTCAATATATCTACCTTTATATGGATATATTTCTTTTAAAATAAATATTTTTTTCTTTGATTTTTCCTATTATATCAATGACTTGCATATAGTACACCGAGTCATTTCAATGACTTGTATACGTCATATACCTTGACTTAAATAATTATATAGATTATTATGGTTATAGAGACTCAAGCAAAGGATTAGAACATGAATAAGATCGAAACGGCATTGAAAATATTTCTAAGAAGTAAAGACAAAGATAGCGCAAAAAATGAAATTATAATTTTTCTAATGAGTACATATAACACGAGTGAAAGGCAAGCAACAAAACAAACTAATAAGATCATAGAGATTTTTGAAAAAAGTAACAACGTAAACAAACAACAAAGGATTAGAAAATGAAATTAGAATCATATTTTAAAAGTGAAGAAGAAAAAAGTTTTGTAAAAAGAACCATTGAACAAGATATTTTTTGCCTCGGTAATGAGTTACAAGAATTATATGCAGCACAAAATGAATGTTGGTTTGAAGATATGGAAAATTTATACGCTCCACTAAATATAGATAAGGAAGATTATAAAGAATTTATAACAGAAAATTTTGATCTAGATTATAACGATGCTAAAGCCGCTATGAAAGAATTTTTAGATAATGATTATTGCGAAAATTATAGCCCTTACGACAATTACTATAATGAGTACATTGAGAGTTTAAAGGATGATCAATTACCTCAAGATGTTATGCAATGGTTTATTGTGTCCGACTATTTAGCAAAAAAACTAAGTGAAATAGGGGAGCCGATTTTAAACACTAATAATCATAATTTGTGGGGTCGTACTTGCTGCGGTCAATCTATAGAACTTGATGGAACTTTTCAAAATATTTTTAGAAACTTAAAATAAGGGGTAAGTAATGACTATAAAAAAACAAGCTACATGGTTGCCAATTTTTACAGGATATTACCATAGTATTTTTGACTGCGCTGATTCTTATATTGAATACGAGTTGGAACTAAATGAAAGTGAATTTAAAGAATATTATGAAAGTTTAGATAAAGCTGGTGTTACTCACGAATATTTTAAGGAAAATTTTTACGACTATTTAGATTATAATAAAGGATATATTGGAAGCTCAGAATATTTATGCGACGGCCTTATGGAATTATTTTCTAATGATATAATTCTTGATGTCAAATATGAAAAATTAGTATCACCTAAATATTATAACTTTTCAAATGATAGTATAAATTGCGAGATTGAGTACGATGAAAAAAAGCTTTTAGAATATTTGAACGAAAATAAAAAAGAGTTAAAAGAGTACATTAAAAATAAATATACAAGTTACGATGGGTTCAGTTCTTCCTATTCAAATGAATTAAGTTACTGGCTTGACGCTGAAAATTTTGGAGAACATGAAATTGGAAGCTTATTGCAATTTGTTTTGATACAAGAAAATGAAAACGCTGAATATGAATTATTTGAAAAAAGTAATTGTTTTGAAGGTTTTTCAAACGCTGTTATTTTTGATGAAACTAAAATGATAAACGACTTTAAAAAAGGGGCGTAAAAATGAAAACAGTAAAAACAGTTATAAAACAAAGTGAAAAGGAAA